AACGTATTGCAAAACAAGCTGAGGGAACTGACGTAGGTTAATGTTAGTCAAACAAGAAACATTAATTGTTACAGAAACAATTACTGATGGTGGACTACTAAACCAACATTTAGAAAAAGATATTCGTGATGCTGGTTATGGTAGTAAACTAACAACTGCAAAGTGTTATCGCACTCGTTGGGATATGCAGAAAACAAGTGATGCTTTTGCATTGCTTGGACAAGGTGCAATATCAGTTGCAAAACGATACTACACTAATGAGTGTGATGAGAATGGTAATCCTAAAGACTATGACCTTAGAGTATCAGAGTCTTGGGGATTGATATATAACAAAGGAGATGTTACTGGAGTGCATCAACATTGGCCTTCACTATGGTCATACACTTACTGTGTAAGTGGTTGTAAAAACTGTTCTCCACTTGTATTTCCTACTGTAGTGGGTGATAACAAAATATATCCAGAAATAGGACAACTTATACTATTTCCTGGCTGGGTAAATCACGAAGTACCAGAACAAAAGTGTGACCACGAAAGAATCATGGTCGCTGGTAATATAATGTGGGATGATTGGAAATGAACCAAAACTACATAATCAAAAACATAATAGGGAGTTACTTACACTATGTCTAATTTAGTAAATCATTTAGGAGAACCAATTGGTAAAACAATTGATGAATCCACACTACCAACAAGAGAACAAATTCTTGCAGACCCAATCACAAAGAAGTTTGTATTTTTAAATAGTGATGCATATCCAAACCAGACTTGTATTGGGCTTACCTCTGAAACTGCTTTTCATGGTGTTGTCTATAAGTATGGAAAGGTTACACTTCCAGAAGAAATAGTAGACGGCGAAGTTGAGAAAAAGGGGTTGCCTTTTAAGTTCGAGTATGATATAATAGAGAATAATGGGATTCCAAGAGAAAATTTTGGAGATGACTTTATGAAACTAATTGGAGATGTGTTATTGCACATCATAATTGCACAATCAGAGGATGGAACACTTGAACCAATCAATAGAACGAACAACGCTCAGTAACCTAGTTGCTAATGAAGAATACTGTAGAAAGGTATTACCTTTTATCAAGCCTGATTACTTTGATGTAAAAGAAGAAAGAGTTGTCTTTGAGGAGATAACAAACTTTGTCGATAAGTACAAACGTATACCGACAAAGATATCACTAGAGATAGAAGTTGAGTCTAGAAAAGACTTAACACAAGACCAGCATACAAAGATTGTAGAAATCATACAAACACTTGATGCAACAGATGTTGACATGGAATGGTTAGTAGATACTACAGAGAAGTTCTGTAAGGACAAAGCTATATACAATGCAATCGTAGATGGTATATCTATTATTGATGGTAAGGATAAGAATCGTAAACCAGATGCAATACCAACTATTCTGACAGATGCACTTGCTGTGTGTTTTGACAATGCAGTTGGTCACGATTACTTTGAGGATAGTGAGAAACGATTTGATTTCTATCATAGAGTAGAAGAACGTATTCCATTTGACTTAGAGTTCTTTAACAAGATAACTAAAGGTGGACTTCCACAAAAGACGTTGAATATATGTCTTGCTGGTACTGGTGTTGGTAAATCGTTGTTTATGTGTCATATGGCTGCATCTTGTTTATCACAAGGTAAAAATGTATTGTATATTACACTTGAGATGGCAGAAGAACGTATTGCAGAACGTATAGATGCGAATCTAATGAACATTTCTATGGAAGACTTACATGACTTACCTAAGAATATGTTTGATGATAAGATTGCAAAGTTAAATGATAAGATGAATGGTAAACTAATCGTGAAAGAATATCCTACTGCAACTGCTCACTCTGCACACTTTCGTGGATTGATTAAGGAACTTGCAATTAAGAAGTCTTTTAAACCAGATATGATATTTGTTGATTATTTAAATATCTGTGCATCTAGTAGATTAAAAGGAGCATCTAATGTTAACTCTTACACATATATTAAGTCGATTGCAGAAGAACTTAGAGGACTCGCCGTTGAGTGTAATGTTCCAATCATGTCTGCGACACAAACAACAAGAAGTGGATTCACCTCGTCAGACCTCGGCCTTGAGGACACATCTGAATCATTTGGGCTCCCAGCGACAGCAGACTTTATGTTCGCCATCATCTCCAATGAGGAACTCGAAGCGTTAAATCAAATAGTTGTGAAACAGTTGAAGAACAGATATAATGACCCTACAGTTAACAAACGATTTGTGATTGGTATAGATAGGTCTAAAATGCGACTATATGATGTTGAAAATAAGGAACAAGATGATTTAGTGGATAGTAACCAGACGCCTGTGTTTGATAATACAGAGATAGGTAATAGATTCTTGAAAGATAACCTAAAAATGTTAAAAGAACCAGATTATGATGATTTTAAAGTATGATTAAAGAATGTGATTATAAAATATTAGATGGCCTTGTCAGTAAAGATGAACAAGATAACTTTGAAACACTAGTTACTAGTCAAGACTTTGCATGGTATTTACAAAATGCAACAGTTAAAAAGGATATTTTTGAAAAACACAAAACTAATTATCCAAATATAATTGAAACACCACAACTTTGTCATACTTTTTGTCATCTTGTAAATGATGTATCAGAAATAAATTCAGATTTCTATCAATATGCTTTTAATTTATTCAATCCATTGGTGACACATTTTCAATTAAATAATTTAGAACTTTTTAGAGTTAAAGCAAATTTACAAATGAAATGTTCTAATAATACACTTGATAATCACAATACACCTCATATAGATAATGATGTAAGAAAACACTATGTGGCGATATATTATGTAAATGAAAGTGATGGGAATACAATTTTATTTAATGAAGATTATTCTATTAAAGTTGAAGTAAAACCAAAGAAGGGAAGATTTCTAGTGTTTAATGGTTCAATATTACATACAGGCTCAAATCCCATTAATACTGATAAAAGAATAGTTGTTAATTATAATTTTAATGAAAGGATTTTAAAGAATGAGTGAATTAGAACTAGACACTACAATGTTAAGTCCATTTGGGCCAAGGATATTATGTGTTAAATTACCAGATAATATTATTGAACGTATCAATCACTTGGGAGATACTCAACAAAACAAAAATAATATGGATGGTAGACTTGCTGGTCAGATAAAAGATGAACCAGAACTAACAAATGAAGAAATGGATTCTATTGGTATCAAAAAGATATTCATGGACATAGGACAACAGTATGTACACACGATTTTATCAGATAAACATCACTTTGACTATAACAAAGATGATTTTTACATTAATATGAAGTTTGTGTCTGGTTGGATTGTCAATCAAAAAGAGAATGAGTATAATCCAATACATTATCATAGTAACTGTAGTATATCAGCTGTGTTATATCTAAAAGTACCAGAGTTTAGACCCAGAGGATTTGTAGGAAAGAAAAACATTGATGGATACATTGAGTTTATCAATTCAACTGTTGACCATAGTATGTTATCTGCTGGTAGTTATCTGGTTAAACCACAAGTAGGACAGTTACTTATGTTTCCATCAACATTGTTACATACAGTATATCCATTTCAAGGGCCCGAAGAAAGACGTTCCCTTGCATTTAATTTAGATTATGAGTTGACATAATGACTAAGCATATTGAATATTGGCGTTGGGAAAATGAGGTTGATCCAAAACTTTGTAAAGCAATGATTGAACTTGCAGAAGACAATTGGAGTACTGCTGAAACAGACACAGAAAAACAAAATACAGATATTCGTAAAGGAAAAACATTCTTTACAAGTCAGAGTTATATCTATGATTTGTTTTTTCCTTATATGAGAAATGCAAACAAAAACGCTGATTGGAATTTTGATATTACATCTGCTGAGGCTTGTCAGATATCAAAGTATGATTATAACGACCACTATGATTTTCATATGGATAGCATAGGAACATGGTCAACAACATTTGACTGTCCAGACAACGAATATCTACATAACAAAACTCGTAAGATATCTATGACTTGTACACTTAATTCAGACTTTGAGGGTGGTGAATTAGAATTTGTAAATGGATATGACTTAAAAGCAACACAAGGAACAATAATATTTTTTCCTAGTTTCATGCAACACAGAGTAAAACCAGTTACAAAGGGAACACGATATTCTATTGTGTTATGGTTCTTAGGAACTCCATGGCGATAAAATAGTATAGGGTTGACAAAATTAGTAAATGGTGTTATAATTAAGATAATTAATAAGTTAATAAGGAGAAGAAGAATGACATTTCAAGTAAATAAGCAACACAAGTTGCAAGACCAAATAGAAAATTTATGTTACGAATGGGCAATCGAAGATGTAATGTCGTATTTCAATGTAGAGGCAATCGAAGACCTAACTAAAGAGCAAGTTGATGAGATATATGCATATTCCGAGAGTGATGAATGTTACGAGGGAATGGTTGGTGTAAGTCTAAGGTCAATGTGTGACCAATGGGAAGATAGTCAATAATGAAGTGTTGGGTATGTAATGAAGAACTTGTTTGGGG